CCAAAAACAGGCAATGTTAAAAAAGTAAACTTTGGACACGGTGGTACAAGTGCAAAAAGAAAAACAATGAGAATTAGAAAGAGCAATCCAAAAGCAAGAAAATCATTTAGAGCACGTCACAACTGTGCCAATCCTGGACCAAAAACCAAAGCAAGATATTGGTCTTGTAGAAAGTGGTAACATGAAGATTAACGAAGTCACAGGAATCACAGAAGAAGAATTCGAACAACTAGCAGAGAAACAAGATGCCTGCTATCACAAAGTAAAATCAAGATATAAAGTTTGGCCCAGTGCCTACGCCAGTGGTGCATTAGTGCAGTGCCGTAAAAAGGGTGCGGCCAACTGGGGCAACAGCAAAAAGAAATAGTAATGAGAGCCAGTGAGATAATCACAGAGAAGTGTTGGAAAGGCTACGAGAAGAAGGGCATGAAGACCATGTTCGGAAAACGTGTGCCCAACTGCGTCAAGAGAGAACACGTCGACTTCTGTGTGAATTGTCATGGTCTTGTACTGCACGAATCACTCAACGAAAACTTAAAGAAATGGTTCAAGGACAAATGGGTAAGAATGGGTCCAGGTGGTAAAATCAGAGGATCATGTGGTGGCAAGAGCAAAGGTGAAGGTAAACCAAAATGCTTACCGGCAAAGAAAGCATACGCACTAGGGAAAAAAGGCCGGGCAAGTGCGGCATCAAGGAAAAGAAGAAAAGACCCAAATCCCAACAGACGTGGTAAAGCAATAAACGTCAACACCAAAAAGAAAAAATAATTTGCATTCCTTACAATTCTGTTATATACTTGTTGGATAACAACAGGAGAAACAAATGGCAGTAAGAAACTTTAATGACGCTGAAAAGCAAAAATTGATCCAGATCATATCACAAGGCTCACAGGTACTAGGTGAAGTAGAGGACTTGAAAGGTGGATTGAAAGACACAGTAAAAGCAATATCAGAGGAACTGGAATTGAAACCAGCACTGATCAACAAAGCGATATCAGTTGCACACAAGGGCAACTACCAGAACATCGCTGATGAGATGGACACTCTGGAGAGCATTCTAAACACAGCCGGCAAACTTTAGTGATAAAATTACTCAAGGAATTTTGGGTAAACAGTTATAAGACAGATCATTTTGCTTTCTATCTAGAACTATTTTCCGTAATCGTCACAGTAATGGGTTCTGCGGTGTTGACATTTACTTCTCCTCATCCTATAATGAGTATAGTGTTTCCACTGTATTGGCTAGGATCTAGCACCATGTGTTGGGCAGGAATTAGACGTAGATTGATTTGGATCGCTTGTCTTACAGGTTGGTTCACGATAATGAACACAATAGGATTATACAAAGTATTCATACAATGAGTTACATAGACGCACTTTTTAAAAAAGACGAAGACAAGATATACGTTGTAGAACGTGATCCCAAGAAGGGTCGTGTGTTTGTCGAGTATGATGCAAGATATGTATTTTACTACGAGGACGCAAGAGGCAAACACAGGTCAATGACCGGTGCACCTTTACAGAGAGTGCAGTGTGCCACCAACAAAGAATTCATCAAGGAGCAGAGGATTAGATCCAACAAGCAACTTCATGAACACGATATCAATCCTGTGTTTAGATGTTTGGAAGAAAATTACTTAGGTAAGGAAACTCCAAAACTAAACGTGATGTTTTTTGATATCGAGGTGGACTTCGATCCAGATCGAGGTTATTCAACAACGGATGATCCGTTCATGCCCATAACTGCCATAAGTTGTTACATGAGCTGGACGGATCAACTGGTCACACTAGCGGTTCCACCAAAGACCATCAGCATGGACGATGCAAAAGAACTTACAAAGAGATTCGACAACACAATGCTGTTCGAGAAAGAGAAAGACATGCTGGATGCATTCCTTGAACTAGTGCAAGACGCAGACATACTGTCAGGTTGGAACAGCGAGGGCTATGATATTCCATACACCGTGGGAAGGATACAGAAAGTGTTAAGTTCAGATGACACAAGAAGATTGTGCTTCTGGGGTGAAAAGCCCAGAAAGAGAGTTTTTGAAAAGTACGGCAGAGAACAATTGAGTTTTGATCTAGTTGGTAGGGTGCACCTAGACTTACTAGAATTATACAGGAAATACACGTATGAAGAAAGACACAGTTTTAGGCTAGATGCAATCGGAGAACACGAACTGGATGAGAAGAAAACAATCTATGAGGGATCACTAGACAACTTGTACAAGAATGATTTCGGATTGTTCGTAGAATACAATAGACAGGACACGGCATTACTGGCCAAACTTGAGAAGAAACTGAAGTTCATAGAACTTGCCAATGAGATTGCACACCAAAACACCGTGCTACTACAGACCACGATGGGTGCAGTCGCGGTGACTGAACAGGCCATTGTGAATGAAACACACAGACGTGGCATGATTGTGCCTGGCAGGAAGTACAAGAAAGATGGCGAGGAGAATCAACCGGCGGCAGGAGCCCATGTGGCGACCCCACAAAAAGGAATTCATGATTGGATAGGATCTGTTGACATCAACTCACTGTACCCTAGTGTCATCAGGGCACTGAACATGGGGCCAGAGACCATCGTGGGACAGATAAGGCCTGTGATAACTTCCGCGGAGATCAACAGGGCCAAACACGCAAAGAAATCGTTTGCGGCGGCCTGGGACAGCCAGTTCGGCAGTTGGGAGTACCAAGCAGTAATGAACAAAGAGAAGGGCACAGAGATCATAGTGGATTGGGAAGACAAGACCAGTGTCAGGATGAGTGCGGCACAACTTTATGATTTAATATTTGATGGCAACAACAAATGGATGTTGAGTGCGAATGGGACCATATTCACATACGAATATGAAGCAGTCATACCAGGCTTGTTGAAACGTTGGTATGAAGAAAGACAAGACATGCAGAGAAAAATGCGTGATTGCGGAGACAACGAGATCGAACGAGAATATTGGGACAAGAGGCAACTTGTTAAGAAAATTAATTTGAACAGTCTGTATGGTGCGATACTTAATCCAGGTTGTAGGTTCTTTGACATAAGGATTGGACAGAGTGTTACACTGACCGGTAGATGTATCACGAAACACATGGCCAGCAAAGTAAACGAGATCGTGGCGGGACAGTATGACCATAAAGGCGAGAGCATTGTGTACGGAGATACAGATTCTGTGTACTTCTCGGCATACAAAACATTGAAGAAAGAGATCAATGAGGGACTGATTTCATGGACAAAAGATTCCGTGCTAGGATTGTATGACAAGATAGCAGAAGAAGTAAATGGATCATTCAAAGCATTCATGACTCGGGCATTCCACACGCCAAACACACGTGGCGAAGTGATCGCGGCAGGAAGAGAACTTATTGCATCCAAGGGCCTGTTTATCACAAAGAAAAGATATGCTGTGTTGTACTACGACAAAGAGGGCAAGAGAACAGATATAGAAGGCAAGGACGGCAAAGTAAAAGCCATGGGACTTGATCTAAAAAGATCAGACACTCCGGTGTTTGTGCAAGACTTCCTAAGCGAAATATTATACCTAGTACTACAAGGCAAGGACGAGAAGGATGTGCTAGACAGGATCAGTGAATTTCGAGCAGAGTTCAAATCAAGACCAGGGTGGGAGAAAGGTTCCCCCAAGAGAGCAAACAACATGACCAAGTATACGGCGGCTGAGGAGAAAGCCGGCAGAGCAAACATGCCTGGCCATGTTAGGGCCAGCATGAACTGGAACAGGTGTAGAGAGATGTACGGAGACAAGTATTCATTGCCTATCACAGATGGTGCCAAGGTTATTGTGTGCAAATTGAAAAACAATCCACTAGGCTATACAAGCATAGCATATCCAGTGGACGAAATGCGTATTCCGGAATGGTTCAAGGAACTGCCGTTTGATGGAGATGCAATGGAAGCCACAATACTTGATCAAAAACTAGATAATTTAATCGGTGTGCTGGGTTGGGACGTTCAAAGCACGGAAACCAGTAATACATTCAACAAACTATTTGACTTTTAAATACGGATATGAGTTTGAAGGAAATTTATATTGAAAGTCTGAAATCACACGATTGGAACTACGAGCGACACAACGATTCAAAGTTTGAAATTGGACTTAATCAAAAAGATAAAATTAGAAGTATAATCGCAGAAGCCTATGAACTAGGAAAAGATCCTGCTAGAATATTTTACAGCATTTGTCCGGAACATCTTTACAAACAGTCAGCGGATTATGGAATCAGGACACCATGGCAAGAATTGTTGCTAGATCAAGAGATCCAAAAAGAAGAAAATCAGCAAAAATTTAACAATGTTAAGTATTGAAGAAATTAAATTATTAATAGAAAAACTTGAGAAGGTAAAAGAATCCGATTTCAAAGATTTGATAGATACGAATCTAAAAATACTCAAAGATATCGAAATGGCCGTTGATGCCAACAACAAGGAAGTAATAGATAGATTAGACAAGACACCAGAGTGGTTCCAGCGTGACCTTGATCAGAAAAAACTTACACCCATCATCGATGCAGGATTACAAAGATCCGTTCAGAGCAAGATATTCCAGTTCGCGAAGAGCAACCTTTACAACAGCCTAGAGATAGGACCCGGATCTGGCATGTTCTCGATGGACTTCAGATCATGGAGGTTGAACTTCTTCCTAGACGTGCTGTTGGACAGAGGTGAAGTGATAAGGAAGAAGTTCAACCCTCGACACCACAAGTATCTCAAATTCTATACAACACGCAACACAGAGTGTTCAAACATACCACAAGAAAGTTGTAATTTGGTTTTCAGTTGGGACACATTTGTTTTCTTCACACAACAACACGTGCAACAGTACCTGCATGACATCAAACGTGTTCTTGTGCCGGGCGGATATGGTTTCATACAGTATGCAGACTGCCACTATGACCTAGAACTAGACCTTGCCCAGAGGGGTTATTGGAACTACAATACCAAAACAGAAATGACCAGAATGATTGAGGAAGAAGGTTACAAGGTAATTGAAATGAATCAATTCAGACCTGGTGCCAGTTACGCCATATTTCAAAAACCTGGTAAACAAAATCCGGTAGTGTACAAAGTTTCTGAATTAACACTAGACTAAGACCTAAATATCCTATACAATAACAACATTATGATAGACATCTTAAAAGACATCGTTAAACATACGCA